TACGCATTTGGATTGACCCGATTGGTGTTATTTTTTGGACTTGAATAAAAAGCATCGGATATTTTTACAGCACCCTTTTCAACCACGTTAGCGGGCTTTTCTCCGATTCCATCGGTGTTTTGGCTGAACGCTGAAACTTCCGCCTGATTGTTGGGTTTGGTGGTGTCTAAAAAATTACTATCGCTTATGCTTCCTGTCAGTTCGGTGGCATTATATCTTCCCCCAGATCCTGCTCCCACCAGGGGAACCGCACAATCGGCCCAAGGAAGAATTTTTTTCAAATCATCCAAAATGTAATTGATGCTGCTGGTAAGATTTTGTCCGATAAAATTGAATTGTTTGTCAATTTCTACTTCGTTCCATTTGTTATAAACAGTGGGGGACACGTGTGGTACAAACACTTTTACCCGGCCACGTTTGTCCGGATCGTTGTTTTGTACAACAATACCCAAATATTGACCATCAAAACGTGTTCTCATGCGTTGGGACTCAAACCGGCGGATTTAAGCAATTGTTCCGCACTTGGATTTTTAAGACGTTCATAACCTTTTGGATAATACGCAACCACGGTTCGACCTGATGGGAATGTGACATTTCGGCTGAAAGTTCCGGATCGGGGTGGTTGCACGGTGGCTCCCACGGTTCCTCCACCACTAACTTGTTGCAATATTTTTTCAAAAGCTTTGCGGGCTGTTTCTGATTCAAAATAAACGTCAATGGTAACAACCTGTTCTGGATTTCTTTGATTAACTGTCTCGGCATCCGGACCCAGATTGATTTTATATTTTCCGCCGTTTTTACTCATCAAATAATTCATTTTTTGTTCAAAATCTTCCCAATTTTCCTGAATTCCTATACAACCTTCTGTGGCATTTGTTGCTTTATGAATCAAAAGACCGCTACGATTGCTGCCATAAACAGGATCATACACATCATTCAAATCAAAAGTATTGGCACCTCGGAGAGAACCTTGTTGGCTTCGTCCGGCCCGGGCCCGTTGCTGGCCAGTCATGTAATTGGAAACAGTATATTGGCCAAAAGGAATGCTGCCTCGACCAGCTCCTCCGTTCACAAACTTGTAAGTTCCTAAAACAGTTCCGTCTGCATCAGCTAATGTGAGATTTCCGGTTATTTTAGATCCTCTTCCTCCAACGCGAACTTGTTGATCGGTTTTGGCAGTGGATGAACCGGGAGCATAGGGAGACGGAAGTTGTTGCTCATTTCCAAGAGATATGCCCCTGGATCGGGCTGCTTGTTGTGCCACTACTGCTTCGCCTGTGTCCATGGCCACTCGAGTTCCCAATTCAGGTGCATCAAACACAATCTTGGATCCATAAGGAATTTTAGAAGGGTCCACGGCACAACTGATTCCTTCCACCAAATTGTTTTGCCCGGTGGAACTGGTTCGATTGGCTGTCCATTTGTCTCCTCCACTTCCTATTTTTTCACCTTTGCCATAGGTTGTGACAACGGCTTTGACACGAAAATCCTGGTCTGTTGCGGCATTAGGAACAACAGGACTGGCTTTGACTTGTGTTGTGTCCGATCCGGCCGCGTTATTAACATAATCCTGTGTATTTTGAATGGATTGTTGTTTTATGTTTTGTACGGATTTGGAATAACCCAATTCAACAAAATTATCCACGGCTTGTGGGGAATTGTTCAAATCACGCAATTGTCGAGGACTCAGATTACTGGGTACTGAGCTTTGTATGGAATTTAAAAGTGAACTGATATTGGATACGCTTTGTACGCCTTGAAACACATTTCCAACTTGAGATTGAGAAAAATTAAAATTGGATGCCGATCTTTGAGCCAATTGACTGAAGGTGCTTTCAAACACCGAATCAATGTTCACTTCACCCCCGGCAAAATTGGGTATTTGCATTCCTCCCAAGAACGAATTGACAATGTTTTGAACTTGGGTAGGCAGATTCAACTGATTGGTAACGCTTGATATGGCTCCGTTTAAAATTTTGGAGGAAGGAACCTTGGGCAGATTTGTCAGATCATTTCCAAAACCAAATGCCGTTGGCATTTGCTGCAATAAACCAGTCAAACTTTCCGGACTTAGATTGGAAAGCTGCTGGGATGTTTGATCAAAATTGGGGGTATTGGTTATTCTCTGAAGTTGATTCAGATTCATTTCTGGGGCCAATTTTGACAATAATGCAGCTGGTATGTTATCTGCCATAATCTACAAATATTTAGAAAAAGAATCTTTTTTTGCAATTTATTGAAAAATGGGTTTTTTCTGATATATAAAATGAATTGAAAATTGCGTTTTCAGGACCACAAGCTTCCGGCAAAAGCACAATTATAAAAAATTTGCTGGACAATCATTTGGATAAAAATGATTACACCATGATAAAAGGCGGGGCCAGAAAGTTGAAAGATATGGGGTTTGAAATCAATGAGCATGGCACGGATCTTTCCCAAATATTGCTTTTTAATAGTTATATTGATGATTTGATTGTAAAACCCAAACAATACAATACAAAAAACTTTATATATGATCGTTGGTTGATGGATGGCACTGTTTATAGCGAATGGAGTACCAGCATTGGAAAAAATAAACCTTGGGTGTTTGATTATGGTCTATTAATGTTACGCATGCTGCACACGGAAATAGACATTCTTTTTTATTGTGATACCGAAGGTGTTCCTGTTGAAAAAGACAATTATCGTAACATTGACGAGGAATATAGAAATGTTATAAGATCAATTTTTGAGAATTATATACGAATTCCGATTGTGCCGTTTAAAAAACTTGTTTATTTGACAGGAAGCTTGCAGGATCGAACTGCAAAAGTTTTAAAGGAAATTTAGAGATATCCCAAATTAACCAAACGGCGAATATTAGGTGTTCCGCTTTCTGTGCCGTTATTTGTCAAAGTTTGACCATTAGGAGCTTGTGTTGCGGTAACAGCTGTGAAAGTGCTGCTTGTACGATCCAAATATACAACAGCAAATTGAACTCCATTATAAACTCTATCAACGCGGAATCTTACAGAATTTTGAGATGTTCCTCCGTTTGAATCGGCGGAAAGAACCGCATATGTGTTGCTCAAAGGCAAGGAAGTGTCATTAAAAACCAAGCTTTCGACGTTGGTTCCGGCAGAAATAATGTCTACACCTTTTGAAGAAAGACCATAAACTGAGGAAATTGGACTTGTTGTGGGGGCTATTTGATTTTGAAATGATATAATCATATAATATATTTATTCTTTTTAGTTGTTAAATTCCTATTTTTGTTTTCAACATATCCCAAACCAAAGTAGCTACGGCAGATATGGTTATGGCTCCTCCTACCAATTTTGTTTTAAATGCTTCCACATTTGCCAAACGATCATGATGATCATCCATTTTATTGATTACATGATCCAATTTGGTTTCAATGCGAGTTACGCGTTCTCGCACTTCTATAATGTCATCTTGATAAGCCATATAAGTGATTTTAATTATTTATTATTTTGGCGATGGAATTGTTAGAATTTTTGGCAAAAATTTTACATTATTAGGATCCATCTCTTTCATGTGTTCCAAACGAGGTTTAATCATTTTTTGCCAAACATTTTGTGCATTTTCATATCTTTTTTGTAAAATTTCTTGTTTTTCATCTTGTGAATATAATATATTATTTTCTATTTTGTAACTATTTTCAATATAATTATTAAAATCACTGATGATGGTGCTCAATTGATCAAACTCCTGTTCACCGCTGTATGGAATATTGAACTCTTTTAAAAAAATCTTTTTAAAACTCATCATATTATTTACATTTAGACAAAAAAAGAAGGGGGCCGCAAGACCCCCTTCTGTGAAATTTCACGGGACTTACCGTGTGAAAAATTTTCTTTTTACACCAGTATCTACTTTTTTTAGAAGTAGACGCTTTGTGTGGCGGGTGTGAATGGCTGACCCAGACCCACGGCAATAATGACGTGGTAGTACAGGTTTGCCCCGAAGATATTGTCCACAACGCCGTAACGTGTCATCAATCCAACGCGAGGCGAGAAGTCGTTAGGACCAATCGTGCGCTGAACCAGGACAGGGATGTACGGGCAGTAGATAATACCTGTGTCATAATACTCCGGACCCTTGTAGCCCAGGAGGGCATACTCAAGCCGTGTAGAACGCTGCGGGTTTGTGTAAGAACCGGGATATGCTCCCAGATTCTCAGCCTGCGCGTCCGTGCGGGTATCACGATACACATTAAACCGACCACCGAGATTACAGACCTTGGCCACGCCAACAGGTTGAGTGTTGACATTACCTTGGACCGGTACCCACTGGAACTCAGGAAGCATTTCCAGAATTGCGCAAACGCGAGGGGTGGCAACGATGAAGTTGGCCGCACCACG